CTATACCACACATTTCGTGATGGATTGAAGTTATTTACATTGATATCAAAATGTGTCTGGAGAGTCTGCATCGTCTTGCCATGATATGTGGTATGAAATACGATACCAATCTTGGCCGCTCTGACTTGCTGTGCCAGTTTAGAATCGGCAGGAACAGCATATGTGATTGTATTAGGACGGAATGTGATATACTTCTTGCCGTCGATTGTCTCGTCCTTTAGTTCGCTTTTGGAGAACATAAAGTCGCCATGAACGATACCTTTGATGCCTAGTTCTGGTAGATACTTTAGAGCGGCAGACAGTTTATCAGCCAGACCGCCTTGGTGATTGGCTCTAACATCGGCTTCTGTATAGTTTAGTTTAGCATTCTTGGCGAAGATAGACTTTGAGCCAACAAAGAACTTTCCGTTTTCAGGATTGATACCGGCATAGATAGCAGGAGCGCCGTCGAACTTAGTTCTAAGAATAAGGCCGCCTCTTGCTTCTGATAGAGTCTGACCATCATCGGCAAACATATCTCTAAGGGAGATTAGGAACTGAATAGCGTTGCGAGTGCCAGCAACACCACCTTCCAGAACGGCGTCCTCAATATGTGTTAGATGGCGATCCTTTTCGGCCGCTGCTTCTGTAATATACTGTGAAAGTCTAATCACAAATGAATCCTCTTATTTGAATCTAACGATCTTAAACTTAGTATCGTTTGGATATTCTTGTGCTTTACTATTTCTTAGTTCGATTGTATATTCCGCAGAAGGTGTTGAACAGTAAATAGTAATCTGTTTTGATCCAGTGTTAGGATAGTTTACTTTTGTAACCGTCATGTTTTCGGTCAACGATTTTAATTTTGAACCATCCATCCAAAAAACTTTCCAATCGGTAGCATTTATCTTTCTCACATAAAAGTAATTCATACCCCACGCTCTTTCGAAAATAGCTTTCATCTCTTTTGGATTAGGTGTAGCAACTTTTAGCTTAGGACGTTTCTTTTTTATTTTATTTCTTTCATCAAAGCCTTCTTGGACTTTATTCAAATCAACACCAAAAGAGTTTAAAAACTTAGCACCAGCTGAATCAGGTTGTAAAGTTCCTGTAGCATCAAACAAAGAAGCAGCACCTGAGTAAGAACTAAATGTTGCTCCGTTCACATCTTTCAGTGAGATAAACCACTTTTTACTACGTGAATCCTCAATAACAATGTCACCAATAATTGCTCCCAAATCAGCAGTCGCTACTCCTTCTTTTTTCGTTGAACCTGTTCTTTGTGTCACAGATTTAATTTCATTTACGCCAAACGCAGGATTCGACTGAATGAGTTTTTCCACAAGTTGCTGATATGTTTTATTTACACCTTTACTTTTAAAGAATCTTGCCAGATCAGTGATAGTTTTCTTCTCGAAATTCTCACCTTTGTTGGCACCCTTTGCTATAACGGCATCGAACTTCATACTCTCATATGTAAAAGATACTGAAGGATATTTGCTACTATTTGGTGAAATATTATTATATGTTATTTTTGTGACGCCAGCAGCCTTTAAATCTTTCATGATTGCTGCCTTTAGCGCCTCGGACGTATCCTTACCAGTATTAATCAACTGTAATCTAAACTCTCTTACCATTGAGTTGGTCTTAGACGGCTTTCCTAGTTTTTGTGTAGGAGCCACTTGAAAGTTATACTTTTTAGAAACACTATTCAAGAGACCTGCAACTTCGCTTATAATAGTTTTCGAGTCTGGTTTCTTAACAGCCAAAAAAATACTCCTAATTTTATCATCTAGGAGTATTTAGTCTTTTTCTTATCAAATAGATCCACAGTCGAATAGCACCAACACATCTGTCATATATGTCTCGGATAGACCAAAAGTTCTTATTCAACTGTAGTCGCATTCTGTGATTGTCTTCTTCCAGTCTGGCAATAGTATATGCTGCCTTTCGTGGCACAGAATGACAATGGACTGAGTTGTGTTTCTCAACCCAGTCCGCTAGTTCATGTAGTTGTTCGATTAGTTCTTGATTGTCGCTCATTCTTCCTCAATAAACTTGATTAAGTCAGCGGGTTTCACCATGATGAACTTTTCGTTGGCATACTTCTTGGCAATCTTTTCGGCAACTCTCTTACTGGCTTCTTTTTGATTTTCCGCCCGCATTAGTGTCGCAGAAGTTTTTGCTTTTGCCAATTCTCTTTCTAGAGTAAGTATCTTATCCTCATAGCTTTTCTTTTCAAGAGGCTGAAAATTCTTCTGAAAGCCTAGCCAAAACTCACGGATAGCATCATCACGCCCGACGCCTACTGGTATGGCAATGTCTCCGGTTTTGAGATTTAAAGCTATATCACCCAGACTCGTTTGTATTGTAATATGTCTAGGTTGATCGTTTTGGATAGATGAGGTTATCATTGCGGATCCCGATGATACATCGACATCAAACGGTTCTCCATTATAGACAATCGACGGATTATATGGTGCGCCAACTGCTCCTGCCGCTCCTACAGAAGCCATCTTTAAAGCATTATCTAGTACCGTTTCTAAATCACCGTTGTTTCTAGCTATATCTATTCTATCAACAGTGACACCAGAAATATGACGATACGAATCTGTCATAACATCGTATGACCAATCTTTTCTCTTCTGTGCGGTTCTCAATGTTGTCATTATTCTATCACCTCAAAGATATGCCAAACAAGAGTTGTCCAACTTGATTGCTGAACCGTGCCAACATAAACATAATGCTTTCGTTCATAATCCTGCATTTCATATCCAGTGCCAAAGACATGAAACACATACTTACGTTTTTCTTTCTTGGGATTGACGACGGCCCAGAGGACAGGAATACTACCCTGCATCTGCAATGATAGTATCTGTGCTCCTCTGGGCATTTCAATCTCTGTCACCATATTATGATGAATATCCGTACCAAGCGGATACTTGTGAATCATCTTCATAACAAAAACTCCAGTTGTTAGATACGGGCAGCCTGGAAATGCATACCGTCAGGACGACGCTCCCAACGACCACCCCAAATCCAACCTTCTGCCTCAAATGCCTGAACGATTAGAGACTTTTCAGTGAAAGAATGCTTATTATATCCTGGCTTTTTACCAAGAGCGTTCCAAGGTGCGGCAATGTCAATAGCGACACCAAAGGCATGAGTAGAAAGAGAAGAACCGCCACGCATGTTACGGATGTTCCAGGTGCCAGAAAAGACATGTAGTTGCTGTGCCTTAATCTTATCATAATCTCTGCCATTCTCGTCCCACACATATGTTAGAACACGAACAAGAGAATCAGCACAGGACTTATTCATCCATGTCTTGGTGATCTTGATATCGTCCATCCACATGGTATATGGTAGATTGACCTGAACCATATGCTTTCTAAATGCTCCGCCGTAATCTGGAGTGCCGAACTTGGCACGAAGTTCTCGCTGGAGCGGCCATACGTTCTTCTTTAGTTTACCAGCAGTAGGGACCTTAGCGTCAGCCACAGTGTTGGTAACGTCAACAAACTTTGTTTCGTCAGCGTCTTTTACAGCAACATCGGTCGTGTATAGTTTACCGTCAAAAAGAAATACATCTTTGCCAGCTTTTCGTGCTTCGGCAAATGCCTGTTTGAATGTTTTAGCCATTAGTTTCTCCTATTCTTAGTTCGCAATCACTAGCAGGACAGTCAGCGGAGCCGATGTAAGTGATAACATACTCACAGCACCAATACTCACGATTGACTCTCGCCAACTCGGACACATTAACAATATATATCATTCTTCTTTCTTATGATGTTCGGAGCAAGTCATACGATATCCACCATCTTTGGTAGGCCAACCAGTGCTAATACTATTGAAGCAACCTGGTTCATCACACAAACTAAGAATCGGCTTGAGAACATCAATCTTTTCTTCTCTAACCTTTGCTCTAATGTTGTCGATTCTCTCCATATCAAACTCATTGGAGATTTCCATGCCGCCAGCCATATATAGTGGCACATAGGCGTCAGGACCAAATCCTAGGCGTTCATAGATTAGATAACGAAAAGAACCAGGATTATGAGCATGTTCCACGATATGTTTCATTACCCATGCGGTAACGGCCAGTTTCGTTTCATATGGACATTCTTCCACAAGGTCTTCTAGTGTTTTATCGCTCATTCTATCACCTCATATCCATCATCGCAAGTGTATATCGTTCGCTTTAGACCAAAGGCTGCTATAGCCCTTTCACAACCAGCACAAGGCTTTGCTAGACCCCACACAAACTTTTTGGTGAATGGCTTCTCTTTCTTCACTCTGGTGATATACAAGTCGCATTTAGAAAAATCATCCACATCAATCTCACGGAGCGCATTCTTGATGGCATCAATCTCGCTGTGAAGGAAGATCGCATGTTCATTCTTGGAATACTTCGCTTGGAGTGGATGCGACTTCATACTATTCATTCCAATGGAAATGATCTTATTATTCCAAACGACAGCAGCGGCAAACTTTTCCGTGGGGTTCGGATTAGCTGCCGCTATCTTTTCCAGAGTATGGAGAATGTTCTTATTGATCTTTCGCATTCTCATAATATAGCATAGATGATCTAGAAAGTCAATACCAAATTATTCTCTTGTCTTCCGTTACGATTCCGGGACCAGTCTTTGTCACCGCTGCCATATGAGTTCCCACATCTTTTCCAAAACCACGCCACTGCATTTGAACGATTCCAATTCCTTTGGCTTGAAATGATCTGGCACCAGCAGTCATCTTACCAAATGTCTGGTCATAAGCGATTTCCAAAACGTCTTTATAAACAGTATTACCAACATCAAATGTTTCATGGTGAGCAACGAAGTTTACGACTTGACGACCCTTTTCTGGCCAAATGAATGGTGTAGACTTGATTGCGGAGATTTGAAGTTCCTGATCGATTATGTCACCGACCTTCTGGACTTTACCCCATGGTATTTCTTTACCAGCAACAAAGGCAGTTGTTCTAAACTTTGTCCAGAACTGATACTTTTTGGCAGGATAGATATCGACCAACTCCATCACACCATTTGGATGATTGTAGTCCATAACCCATGTTGCTTTCCACTCACCGCCATGATAGTCTTCTTGGTAGACATAACGGTCGTTTGGCTTCGTGTAGAAAACATTACCGATAATCTTTTGATCAGCAGGGTTATAATATTCGTGTTGAATAAGTTCGCCAGGTTTTGGCTGCGGCCAGTATTCTTTAATGTCAAATGTTCTATACATCCTTTTCCTCCGTGTATTTGTCCCATTTGCCTACAGGGCACGATGAACTGGGAAACATAGTCTTGCCTTTGAGAAAACAACCACACTTCTTACAAACGTAAAACTGTTTTTCCAAATGTTCACACTCTACACAGATGTTCAATCGTTCTCTTGCCTTCTTGGCTCGTTCTGTCCATTTTGTTACAAGTTCGACCATGATGATTTATCCTATAAGAAAGGGTGGGAATTTCTCCCCACCCTCTATATATTACTTCTGTATATGTATATGATCAAAGTGGCCTGCTACCTTCCAAAGCACAGTATAACCTGCCGCTCTGGCTCTCGCAGCCAAGGCATCAAACTTCGATCTTGTCGAACGATTAGATGCCTCTCTTACACCACGACCTATGTTGATGTCGATTGCCCGACCAGCATAATGAGCCCAACCATGATGAACATGATGGACTCCTCCAAAAGCAGGATGTTCCGACACACGGAAACCAGAATGTTGAAGCATTCTTCCGTATGCAACGATTGATGCCGAAGCACCAGTGTTTCTTCCTCGTCCTGCCATATGGGTGTTATGGTGTCTCGAAGCAAGTCTAGCACGACCATGGAGTCTGGGCATTACGCTCCAGTTTCCGTTCGGAGTGCCGAGAATAGAGTCTAATAGATTAGGCTCTGTTGCTCCGTTTGAATATTGATTTCTTGCCTCAGCGGTACCGCTAATAGCAAGTACCGTAATGAAAGCAAGTAAAATCTTCTTCATAATAGTACCTTTCTGTTATATACGACCACGCACAATATCACGATAACGAAAGATGAAGGAAATGTGAGATTGATTTGGCGAGTGCCGACGAGGTCGTAGGAGTTGAGTGCCGCTGCCATTACATCCGTGGTCAGCGGCGATAATCGCTAGGCAATATGACTGCCTAGCGAATTAGTATTTAGTAAACTATAGGCTTGGGAATTTATCGGCGGCGATAGAAGCAGCCCATGCCTCTGGCTTCACTCTAGGAGTCACACCAGTCATACCACGAATATAGCCAACTGCTTCGCTGATAACACAGGAAGAACCGTGCTTGTGATTTGGATTGATATCGATGTGGACCTCGCACTGTCTGTCACCAATAACATCTGCTAGGTCTAGATAAAGCTGTGCTGCCTTCATAACCTCATTCATCAATCGCATACGTGGCTTATCTTTAGCCTGGTCATAATCTCGTTCGGTTGTAATCTCACCAAAGACTTTAGCACCATGCTTACCGTCTTTATGAATAACCACAACGACAGCATAATCCGCAAACCAGACTCCGCCTCGTCTATGTCTTTCAGAGTCAGAACCAATATAAATCTTGGTTGATTCCGAAGAGTTCTCGATGAAATCTCTTACTTCGTCCAAGTCTAGTTTACGTCTCATTTTAGTCCCTTTCTACATATCGCTCCCTGATTTTCTTTGGAGCGAAAAACTGATTTACTGTCTCTAATACTGCTTCGGTTGAAAATGGTTTACATGAAAAAACATCCATGTAAAAGTTACCAGACTCGTCACAGAAATGAGCAACGATATTGGAAGTTTCAATCAACTGAACCAGTGTATAACCTTGCTTGTCGTCTTCGCCGAAGTGAACAACTTGCGGCTCACCATATGCCACCATATCAATGCGCTTTACTAATACTTTAGCAAATGCGGCGATGTTTGTTGGATTGGTGATTAGCGCCTTGTCAGCATCATAACAATCTAGAATAAGATGATAACCCCACGCCATTTAGATATCCTTTTGCTTGCCCTTTTGTGCTTCATATGCCTTTACTAGGCCTTGAAGCGTATCTGGATTATATGTAACATCATTCATCATGGCGAGAAAGCAAGAATCCTCACCCTTCTGTGCTGTGATAACAATAGTCGTGCCAGAAATCCAGACACTCTCGACAACACCACTGTCATTGGTCATATTTAGAAGAAGAAAGAAGTTCTTTTCGTCCATAGTTTTCTGGACGCTCTCTGTCTTTTCGCAAACAATCTTCTGTTCGGTATTCGTTTCCTTTTTCGCAGGAGCACCTTGTAGCGCCGTCGATGCGAGTGTAATGACAAGCACAGCAAATAGACCTTGAAGACCGCCTCTAATAAAAACGTTTTTCATTTTACTCTCCATAATCAAGATGAATCATATTCTGATAAGACATTAACGGAGGAGCATCTGCCGTCTTGTTCTTAACTTTTAGTATATACTTTTTAGCTTGTTCTGTTAGAAGGCGATCAAAATCTTGTTCGATATGAATCCCTTCCCTCACATTGATATCATTGTAATACTTTGCACCAAATGAATTTAGAAATTTGGCCGTGGCTTCAGTTTTATCTTTTGCATCTAGAATCATAATCGCTCTAGTATGTCCAGAAGAACTTGAAGCACGATCCATTGTTACAGTGTAATAGCACATACTCTTCCTCCTTCTGTGTTATTACCAACCGAATATGTCGTCTTCCTCATACACCCGGGCACCAGGACTATTCTTGATAATGATCTGCTTTCGGACAGTCGGACGATAAGCAGGAGCATAAGTCGGCGCAGCATATACAGGCACAGGAGCATAACCATATCCACCATAAGGATAAGAGTTAGCAATAGCGGCAGCACCAATAGCAGCGGAAGCAATACCAATACCAGCAATAGCGGCACTGTAGCCAAAACCAGCACCATAACCCCAACCCATTCCACCATATCCCCAAGGGATAAACTGTGCTTTGGCAGGCGTAGCGATGGCAAGAGAAAGACTTAGTGCGGTGAATAGGGCTATAATCTTGTTTCTCATTTTGAGACTCCATAGAGAAAAGTGACCCCATTGCGGGGCCACTGTATATTTATTACTTTCTGGTTGTGAGTTCCTGAACCTTCTGTGCAACCTTCTGATTATCGAGTTTACCGAAATTAGTAGGACGCTTAGGCGGCATAGGTGCCTCAACATACTTGGTAACTGGCGGAGCGATAACATCGGTGCCAGCGAATGCGCTACCACTGAAAAGCATAGCGGCTAGAAAAGTAACAGTCTTCATATATTTTCCTTCCTAAAGTTAGCGAAGTTTACCGATGTTGCATTGCAACATCATACTAGTATATAGTCATAGGACATTTTTGTCAAGATGTTCGGAGAAAAAGTTTTTGAGAATTGTGCCGAAATTTTCATTCGTCATCATAGTGTCATTCCAGAGAATGAAGTCCTGATAAAGATTGTGAATATCGTCCATAATTCTTTCTTTTGCCTGAATGGACTCGTCTCTACAAATAACGGAGTATCCTCTATCTTCCAGTTCATCCATCAAATCATCTATGTGAAAATCACGCAGGTCTACATCAACATCAACTTCCGTGGTGATGGTAGGCATTCCATTTCTCCTCATTCATTATGTCTAATATTAGCACATTGGAATGGAAATGTCAAGTCTTTAGTTCAATCGTTCCACGGAGATATTGCTAGTGCTACCCATGCCAATAGCCCGTGCAGCACCGTAAGAAAGATCAAGAGAACGGCCCCTGACAAATGGTCCTCTATCATTGACCACAACTGTAACGCATCCATGGTGACATACCTTTAGGTGAGTGCCGAACGGAAGAGAACGATGGGCTGCGGTGTATCCATGAGGATTGAAAACTGCGCCCGATGCGGTTCGACGGGAAAGATGTTCTCCGTGACCGTAGAAGGAAGCAACCATGTGACTGCCTCCAGTAGAATGATGGCCCCAACTAGCAGTCCAATCATTATTGTCATAGCTTTGAACGCTTGTGCCATGTCTATTTCTTTTCACCTTTGTTTGTCGTGTGGATTGTTCGCCAAAGATACCACCGAAAAAATCAGATAACGGATCGGCAGCGGCCGAAGTTGTAAGAACGATGAAAAGGGCTATAGTGGTAAATGCTTTGTTCATTCTGAATCCTCTTCTTCAAATAACTTAGGATTTTGTGCTTTGATTATAGGTTCAATCAAGGGAAGCAGTTCTTCTACCCATTTCTCCATCAAGGGATGATGATCATCTTCCATAATTTCTCTTAGAGAAACTTTCACTTTGTTCATAAAATACCTTTCAATGATTGGATCAGGAACCTGGATTCGAACCAAGATTAACGGAGTCAGAGTCCGCTGTTCTACCGTTGAACTATTCCTGAATGGATCGGGGACTAGGACTCGAACCTAGAAAGTCGGAACCAAAATCCGACGTTATGCCAATTTAACTATCCCCGAATAAAGATGGTGCGTGAGGTAGGATTCGAACCTACAATGTTACCACAAAGGGAACGGATTTACAGTCCGCTGCAACACCACCGCCGTTGCCGCTCACACATATTCCATACGCCTTATCGGTTTAGCCCTTTAGCTAATGAAGTCAGCAATCCGATATTCACGGGCATTCCCTTCTGTTATTCCCGCTAGGCCTCTCCTGCGTATCTAGAAAGCAGGATAAACTGGTTGTCCCTACTGGTAACGATCCAGTGTCTATGTGTTATCAGCACATTGCTCTACCTTTGAGCTAAGGGACAGTAAACTTTAGAAATCGGCACGATCCTGGTTACACTCAAACACATAGTAACCAGCTTCACGCCACGCATCAATAACACGATGCCGATCCTCGAACACTCCCATCACTTTATATCGAGGATGAAACAGAGAAAGATACTCATTTAGAATATCCAACTTGATCTTATCATCGTCGGTACGATCACCACTCTTACGCATGAAAAGATCGCCATCAGGAAAATCGTAATCACAATGCTGCTGCAACCAACGGAGAGTAACCGCACGAAAACGCTCGTCACGGGCAGTAATAACAATAACCTTATCACCAGTCTTATGTAGAGTATTCATAAGATGCATAACGGCTTCGTAAGGTTCATCCTTATCCTGTGCCGCAAAGAAAGCATCCCAGTCCTTCGTGGTGTTCTGGGTAAGGTGCTTGATACGGTGCAGGTTGTTAGCCAGCGTTCCATCAATATCGAATATCCACAAGTTCCGCTTATTCATTCCATTTCCTTTCTCATTATGTCTTATAATAGCACATCCGGAATGGAATGTCAAGTGGCTATGTTTACAATCGTTTGTCTACATTCTGGTGCCGGCTAGAGGAATCGAACCTCTGTTTGATGATTACGAGTCAACTGTAATACCATTATACTAAGCCGGCAATCTGGTGCTCCTGCCCGGTAACGATCCGAGTTTTCACCCTTACCAAGGGTGTGTAATACCTTTATACTACAAGAGCAAATGGCACTGGGTCCAGGTATCGATCCTGGTCTCCAAGATCCACAATCTCGGGTGCTACCATTACACTAACCCAGCAAATTGGTGCCCTCGGTCAGACTCGAACTGACACTAAGTTGGGTTTGAATCAACTGCCTCTGCCAATTGGGCTACGAGGGCATAACACCTATCATCAACTCTGAATACTGATGATACTTTATCTTATGTATTGGATTATTGTTATAAGGATCAGTATCATACCAACGATGCTCACCAATAACAATACCTATACAATCATAACCGTTTTCTTTATCTTCTTTCTTCCACATCGGAAGATATGTGATTTTATAATATAACATCATGGTGCTTCCCCTTAGAATCAAACTAAGTCCTTCTGCTCTTCAGGCAGTCGTGCGGATCACCTACACCAGAGAAGCATAAATGGTGCTTCGTATGGGTATCGATCCCATCTTTCCCGCTTGAGAGGCGAGTGTCCTAGCCAATAGACGAACGAAGCGTAAAACTTTTTTTGTGAGGAACGAGTATGCATCCTCTTTTCAGTATCCGGGTTCCCAAGGTTACGACAGCCTCGCACCGTCTCCCGACCTCGATGTGGCAATTCTGCTCATCCGGATTATTTGTATCGATACTGCCTCACAAAACTGGTGGACCTGGACGGAATCGAACCGCCGACATTCTGCTTGCAAAGCAGACGTTCTCCCCCTGAACTACAGGCCCGTGAATGGCGCACTTAACCGGTACTGACCCGGCCGATACTCGGTTGACAGCCGAGTGGGTTCACCTGCTCCCTCTAAGTGCATTAAATCTATGAAGGTTACAACCCAGTCATAACTCGTCGCAACGGTTTTCTTACAGGTCTACCTACAATCCCTCTACGTTTGGTGCGCCTGGTAAGATTCGAACTTACAACATCTGGTTTCTAAGACCAGCGCCTCTACCAATTGGACTACAAGCGCATTATAATAAGTTGTCTGGTGCGCTATTCTACCTTATTAAGCATAGACGAAGCGTGACAACTCTGCTTTCTGGTGCGGGTTGATGGAATCGAACCACCGACACTCGGTATGTAACACCGATGTTCTACCTCTGAACTAAACCCGCATAAATGGCGGAAGAGTGAGGTCTCGATCCCCAAACCATATTTCAGGCTCCTTTCGTTTTCGAAACGAAGGCCAGTCCCACTGGCTTACTCTTCCATAAACTGGCGGAGTGGCAGGTATCCGACACCTATCCCCTTTCGGGGACCATCCGCTTTCCAAGCGGTGCAGACTCCTTGCCTGTTGCTCACTCCTAATTGGCGGAGAGTATAGGATTCGAACCTATGGAACCGGGTTAGGGCCCAACCATTTAGCAAACGGCCGCTTTCGACCACTCAGCCAACTCTCCATTATACATTAAAAACCAAACTGCTTCTTTACAATAGCAACTGCCGCTTCAAATGCCTCTTCCAACTGATTGTCTGTAGGACCATCACCTAGAATTTTACGCATTTCCTCAATTGCCGCTGCCTTGGTTTCCTCTGAAATCTTGAACATTCTGATTATCTCCACTAATCTGACTATGGATATTTAAATCCGATAGAACGAACCCTATTACTATACTCAATAAAAAGAACACTGTCAAGCGAAAAATCATTTGGCGCTTCAAATAGTTTTCATCCATATATATCTTCCTAAATGGTCTAGGTGGCTGGACTTGAACCAACAGCCTTCCCGCCCCAAACGGGATGCTCTGCCAATTGAGCTACACCTAGATAAAACTGGCACCGGAGCCAGGAGTCGAACCTGGGCTTGCAGTTTTGGAGACTGCCGTGCTACCGTAACACTTCACCGATATTGGATGCGGACCCATGAGTCGAACATGGCTCTCTTGCTTATGAGACAAGAATGGTCTCCGGACCACCTGACCGCAAAACTTGCTGTCCCTCACGTCTTGGAACGAATGTTGTCTAGCATTGCGACACTCCATAAAGGCTGTGTATCTAGATCAAACATGGTGCTGATAGTTGGAATTAAACCAACCTATAACGCCTTATGAGAGCGCCTCGACATCTTGCCGACCTACCAGCATTAAATGGCCTTCACGGCAGGAGTCGAACCTGCATTTTCATCCAGTTACCTTACTCTCGGTTCGTAGCCGAGGGGGATACGTGAAGATATTGGAGCGGGCGAAGGGAATCGAACCCTCGTCTTTAGTTTGGAAGACTATGGCTCTACCATTGAGCTACACCCGCAATTGGATGATCCGGTCAGACCATCAAAAAACTTAGTGGGAAGTTTGATCCTAGTGAAAGAGACTTCCCATCGACCCAGTCTTTTCTTCACTGAAATGAAGAAAACTTAGTCTAACTCTCATTCATACTTATTTTGAGTCGTTATGAACTTAACCGCTTTCGCTCGACTATTGGAGGATCCGGTCGGGCTCGAACCGACAGCCTTGGGATTAAAAGTCCCTTGCACCACCTATTGTGCTACGGATCCAAAATAAAGTAGGAACATAACACTCTCCATACCTTCTCGGAGATCAACCCGATATCTTACTTCGCAGAGTCAGCGTCCTGTTGTTATGTTCCAAATGGTAGACCGAGAGGGATTCGAACCCACGACAAAGGGATTAAGAGTCCCCTGCTCTACCAACTGAGCTATCGGTCCATAATTGGTCACCCATAGGGGTTTCGATCCCCTTTTTCCTGCTTGAAAGGCAGGCGTCCTAGCCACTAGACGAATGGGCGGTATTGGCTCGGCGAGTTGGACTCGAACCAACCTTCATCTCGGTTAACAGCCGAGTGCGATCACCAGGATTGCTATCGCCGAATATTACTCTATTGAGAGATGCACCCTAAGCGTATATGGTTCAAGGCCATATCTTTAGGCTTATAAGGATGCACCCATCAATAAAGTAATTGGAGGTGCCGATGGGACTCGAACCCACATAAAACGGTTTTGCAGACCGCCCCGTAACCAGTTCCGGGCACGGCACCTCAGTTATAACCCTATTCACAATGTCAAACAGCGGTAGCTAGGCAATCTTATACTCCTTGAACTTACGCTGAATAGATACAGCGCCAGTTGCCTTCAAGCGAGCATAATCTCGGAATGCCGAGCCGTCTTTATTATGATACTCTTTGCGGTAGTTAATCCGACCGTTAGGATCGGATGCCTCTACCACCCAGTAGTAGTCACGCTTTACGGTTTCGTCTTTCATCCGTACCTCGTTTCTGTCATCGTTCGCATACTATATAGCACACAAAACGCATAGTCAAGAACTTTTTTCGAAAAAAAGTGCGTCAGGTTGTCGCACCGTGTCCTTGACTTCTACCCTCTCGTCTCACTGTTCGCATACCATACCACAAGGAATCGCTTGGGTCAAGAACTTTTTTCAAAAATCTGATGCGACAGTTTGACGCACCCTTAGTCTATTGATTTTGTAGAATGTTTACATACCACTCGACAAGACCTTCATCGTTTCGCAAATGATCTTGCCATTGCTTCTCGGACATCTGTCCAGACCTATAACACTGTAGAAGCAACTCAAACTTTTCCATCACATGCTCCAAAGTTGGTAGGGGTGCCAGGTAACGCTCCTGGTCGAGAACGGTAATCGGCCGCTAAAGGGTTTATAAGTCCCTCTTGTGTCTTACACCCACCCCCATAAAATGGCGGTCCCAGAAGGATTCGAACCTTCAACCTACCGCTTAGAAGGCGGTTGCTCTATCCTGTTGAGCTATGGAACCAAATCTCTATTGTCTGAATAGTATATAGCACACAAAACGGAAAGTCAAGAACTTTTTTTGATTTTTTTTTTCACTTTTTTGGAATCTATTCCGCAAACTCTGCCAAGAATGCCTCATTTATATCACCTTTGGAGACCTTTGTCAAGACAAATCTTGGAGTGAATCCAGCAAAGCCTCCGCCGTTCGACCAGAAGTTACTCCATTCCTTGGCATCGTCCTCAAAGAAAAACTCCGCAACAACCTGTGCGGTTGCCTTTTCAAAGACATACCAAATCAGTTCTTCGTTTTCATTGAACTCATGGTAATATGTATAATGTCGGCTCATACCTTTAGTCCTCTAAACTTGCTGGTTTTGTCTGTCTTGCTTCTATCAAAAACTGGTCTCTCTGGTTCTTCCTGTCCAGAGTCCGCCAAGTCTTGTGCCGATGCTTCAACATCATATAGTTTCATTCTTGCTCTGTCAACCCCTATCACAAATCTTTTGTTTATGCCTGGATCATTGTATCGGTTCTTTAGCTGCTTCACCATAATCTGATTTAGTTGTGACAGTTGTTCCGTTACGACAAGAGCAAAGAAGAAGTCGGCCGTAGCGGGAAGACCGAATGACTCGGAAGTATCTTCCATACCTGGATCAGAACTTGTGTATCCGCTTCTGGTCAACTGTGTGGCAGACCAGATTGGAACATTGAACTCTACCGCTAGACCTCGAAGCTCTTCGGCAATCGCTTTAACGTAGGTATAACTATTAACACCATTACCAGGCTTGATACGGGATGACGCACAAATATTGAGATAGTCGACCATGATAACATCTGGTACGAATCCTTTCTTGAGGTTTAGTTCGTTCAACAAGGAACGAAAGTGGATAGTTGATGCCGTTGCCGTGGCATACTCTTTGATAATCAGTTTACCGTTTGTCTTTTGCTTTAGTGTATCAATTCTCTTATCATACAAATCTTTTGGTAATGCTTGTAAATCATCAAATGTAATGTTCATTAGATTGGCGTCGATACGCTTGGCAACTTCTTCTTCGGCCAACTCTAATGTGATATAAAGAACGTTCTTGCCCATAGCAAGATAACTAGCAGAAAAATGACAAAGAGTAAGAGATTTACCACCGCCGACACCACCCATAACAACATTGAGAGTTTTTCTCGGAACGCCATTCTTTGTAATCTTATTGAATAAATCCAAATCAAACCGCAAGCGTTCTTCCACACGGTGATAATGTTCATATCGTTCTACAGCATTTTCAAGATAATCGTGACCAACATTCGGATCGAAAGATATAGCCAGAGCGTCAGACAACAAAGTAGGTATAGCGCCCTTAGATAGTTTTCCCTTCCCATTCATAATCTCCAGTGATTGTGTAATGGCATTGTAGATTGCTTTCTCTTGACAAAACTTTTCGGTGTTGTCCAAAAGCCAATCTTCGTTTGTTTGATTTGTATCATCTTTGAGTTGTTTTAGTGTCTCTTGGATATTCTTTACAGTATCGTCAGTCGAACCACGAATATTGTCCACCTCAATGGACAATGCATCAAAAGTTGGTTGCTGATTATACTTGAGAATGAAGTCGGCCACTTCTTTGAAAAGTAGCCGATCTTCACCATTAGAGAAATAATCCTCTTTGAGGAAGGGTAGAACCTTCCTCGTAAAGGACTCATTCTTGATTAGATTTTTCAGTATCGTTTGTTCGAGTCTCAATGTTCATCCCATTCTCTGCTTCCGATGCATCCAATAACAGTGTATTGAGAATTAGACCTAATACAGTATTGAACTTCTCATTCTTTCGCAAGGTCATCATTGACAAATCGTTTGTCTTGATAATCTCATAATCATATTGGAGTTTCGGCGTGCCATCTTCTTCCATCTTGAATTTGACAACTGTATAACGATAGCACACTCCAGCGAATGGGTCAAGCATTAATTCAATTGGGCATGTAGAACCTTCTTGTTTTTCGTCAAAAAGGTCATCTCTAAATCGAAAGTCAGTTCCCATTTCCATCTTCTGTCTCCACTTCTACATTATATTTGCCATACATGAAATCTGCCTGACAACCTTCATTGATAGCATCTAGTATTTCAGGTGTAAAGAACTTCTCTGGGTTCTTCTTGATCTGGCTTTCGAATGCCTTTGATCCATCAGGAAACTCATACTTGTTTGAAATCTTCTTGACGATGCCATAGCGTTCTGCCAAATCAAGCAGACCATAATACTTGTCTAGACCTGCCTGATAGTTTAGCCAAGTCTCAACTTTCTTATCTTCAATAGTCATACGAGACTTCTTTAGATGTGCGGTAATAACTGCACCAGTTCTGCCATTGTCATCGTCTAGTGCCTTATCTTTCTTCTTTGATAGGAAGATAATTGTAGATGCGGCATACTCTAGACCAGAACCACCACCCATCTTCTTCATTGGCACATAAGATCCAACAACATCATAAACGTGATTGGTGACGATTAGTGGAACCTTAGCCTTACCGAGTTTCAATGTAAGAACACGGAAGGCACCTCGAACCAATTGGGCTCTGGTCATGTCTCTTGTGTCTTTACCGTCAGCAATATCTGCCATTTCTTTATCTGTAGAAAGATTGCCAAGAGAATCCAGAACAAAAAGCATCGGTGGCTTTTCTTTGCCATCAAGATACTTGTCCAGAATCTTTACTGCCTGCGTTCTAAACTCCTGCACAGTAGCCACAGGAACAATGCCAACACGCCTTGCGTCAATGCCACGATCAACAATGAATTGTCTGGAGATAGCGGACTCGGACTCAAAGTAAAATACAAAGCCATTTGCGTTGTCCTCTAGAAACTGCTTTACCACATTCAATGCGTAAAAGGTCTTACCAACAGAAGGCTCACCAGCAAATGCTGTAACCTTGTTCTGTGGTAGACCTCCATAGATTGAACCAGATAGCAAGGCATTCATAGCATAGCTGCCTGTGCCAATGAATCCTGACACATCACCAGCGGCAACACCATCATCAACAATGCCTGCATACTCGTTATCGATTTCTGATAATAGATTACTAAAAATATCTGACATATAGAATCTCCTTTTTGTCAGTTAGTAGGCAACAATCTCGTTACGCTACTTCTTTGAAATAGTTTTGTAACTCCTCACTCATTTCCTTTAGAACATGACCACCTACGCCAATACGGATGACATTACAAAGTTCCACCATATTTTCGGATGTGATCTTTTCGTCAGGCTTGAACTCATAAAGTTTACCCGGCGAATACCTATTGTCTTCTGTCATGAAAAGAAGTCCTCCAAACTTGATGTTCGTTCTGTTTTCCAATCAATAGCATCCAAAATGATCTTGAGTGGTTCGAGGAACGATTTCTCGAATTGCGTATTATAGTCGATATACTTGTGTAAGTCAAACTCTTTAGGTATATCTCCTTGTGGAAATGCAATCACATTTGATTGCACTGTGTTTGGTTCTTTCAGAAACACAAACTTGATCTTCTCACCACCTTTGATTAGTTGATACTTATTAGTAAGTTTATGAGTAGATAGAAAGTGATTGTATATGAGAGAACCACGAACATGGATAGGACAACCGGATCCATATATGCTTTTCTTGTCTGAATACTTATCCAGTCCATTGACGCCACGAGGAAATGCAATGTCCGCCAAAGGCAGAGTTTCAAATTCACTACGGAAAGTTTGAATGAAAGTTTGGATAGCTTCTTCATTTGCGTCAAAGATAACATCAATGGATTCTCTTAGTTTGTCTCTACATGCGGTCGGTGTCGATGACTTAATCATCTCTAGACCCATAACCTTCTTCTTGGGTTTGGCATACTGCACACCCTCGGAGTTATGGACATTTAGAATGTATCGCTTCTTGGCAGTCCAGATTGCTTTGTCTGCCAAGACCTCTCGCTTCATGACAATCTTTTGCTGAAAGACGTTAGTGTATTCGCCAAGCTCTCCGCAAGCCTTATCAATAACAGGTTGCAATTTACTTTCGCATACTCTGTCCATGAAAGCGATGGCTTTTGCAGTATCCTTAACATCGCCACGCAACGTCTGGCATACCACATCCTTAAGTGCAAGGTAAACTGAATCAGTATCGACTGCAATAACATAATCGCTCTCCGTTTTCAGTAGTTTGTTGAGATAGTTATTAAGTGATCTTTCGATCCAGCGTATTGACAATTGGCTCGTAGTCGTGATTGCAATCGCATTTCGTAAATCGAAAAACCGAAAATACTGTGAACCCATCGCACCGTATAGCGAGTTGAGCGATACTTTTTTGGAGAGTTGCAGGTTGTTGTATTTTGCAATGGTCTTTTTAAGTTCTTTCTTCTTTGCTTCGTCGATTTCATTTTCATATTGTGCTTGTGCATCCAACATTGCCTTCTTGTATATCTTACGATCAGCGAACATCTTTTCAACCATTTCAGCCATGAAGCCTTGCTTGTCACGGCGATAGAACTGACCGTTAGCAGCCAAACAAACGTTCTCTTCCTTTAGACATGATGTATCAATAGACTTATTAAGAAGGCCATCAACAGTGACATTAGCGGATATAATAGACCGCATACAATCGCTATAAGCACTAGGTTCGATAATCGTCTCAGGAGAGATATTGGTCCCCATAATAACAGACGGATACTCTGAGTTAACATCAAAACTAGCCACCCAATCATGGAAACCAGTAATAGGGTCTTTAACATAAGCGCCAACATAGGCAGCCTCCTTTTCGTGTCTTTCAATAGGAGGGACGACCACGTTTTTCGCCTTCAAATGATTAAAGCAAATAACGTCCCACATACGGACTTGTGCGAACACGTCCTCGTAGTTACATTTGTTATCATATGAAAGAGTTAGAGCAAGTTCAATAAACTTGTGCTTTTCATCAAGTCGGTTCACAAGATCAACGTCTTTGATGTTATAGTCAATGAACTTCTGATAATCTTCCTTGTAGAGATTATGAAGTGAACCAAATTCTTCATATGATAGTTTACGCTCACCTAGCTCAACATTCGCAATGTTGTCTAGACGATAGCTTTCTTGCGATTTGCCATCAGGAGCATATTTCTTATATAGTGCCATTAGGTCCAGAGTAGCCACACCAAGAATGGAATAACCCTGTCCCTTACGATTCATGCCAAGATCCAGTGTCTTGGCATTGATAACGTTCCATGGCGAAAGTTTCTTTACTTCATCACCATACAGTTTAGAAATACGATTTACAAGATAAGGAATATCGAACTGTTCTACGTTCCAACCTGTAATGATATCCGGATGATCCTGTTGCCACCAGCCAAGAAACATGCTAACAAGTTGAAACTCGTCGGCACATCTATAATACACCACATCATGGCGCTTGGTGTTATATGGACCTGTTCCAAATGTATGGAAGACGCCATCAACCAATACCGTGATTGCTGTCAACGGTTCATTGGCGAGTTCTGGTTCTGGAAAGCCATTCTCGGAGCCAACTTCGATATCGATATTGGCTATACGGATTTGCGAGGCGTCCCAGTCAATCGTACCAGGAAACTCGTCGGCGATGAAACAATAATGATATTTCTGATTGCCATAAACCTTGAAGTTATCCACACCTTCATACTGTTTTACGAAATCTCGGCACTCTCGGATGTTGCCTGGTTTTATAGGTGCGACATACTCACCGTAAATGGTGGTATACTTGATAGGCTTATTCGCAGCGACGAACAAGGTGGGGTTGTAATCCACCTTGTGTCGCACACGACGACCGTTTTCGATTCCACGGTATAGGATTTTGCCACCCCATACCTCAACGCTCGTATAAAGTTTTTTCATTAAGGCTTAATAATCTCTGATCTTGGAAGGACTAGACCACCAAACATAGAGGTATACTGATTGACAAACTCATTGATTGGTGCAGCGATATATGTAACATGATGACGATTGATTGTCAAGTGTTTATCGTCAGTCCACTGTGTATAAGGACCGAATGCCACCTTTGGATTGTTCTGATCCGCAGTTGGAATAACAACGATGCGAACCGGATTCTTTACCGTGATAGTGGTCTCTGTCTCGCTGATAAGTTCTCCAATGAACTCCTCGCCAGTCATCATGTGAACAAGTTTTAGATTTTCTGTCTTAGCCATTAGTCAACAATCTCCATCAAAAGGTCGTAAACACCGACCGTTACCCACTTCTCTGGAATTAGAGTAGTGCGATTACCATTCTCATTCACGAATGAATAAGAGTTATCAAGATCCATAATCTTGACAATTCGTTCCCACTTGCCATCAAAGGCACGCTGCTTGAATGCAGTCTCTAGGACGTGCATGTTGCTTTCACTTGAAGGTACCATGTTATTCTCCTTTTACTGAACACCCATCAATGACAATTCAGCTAACAACTCGTTGTTTCTAATTTTTAGCAATTCTTTATTTGCAGTATGATTCGTTTCTTCTCTCAACATAGCAATATCTGTCTGAACCTTACATTTCAATTCATGTTCGTTACCATTATCATCAACAAGATAATATCTTTCTAGAATGTGCATACCATATTCTCCTTAGTCCCACAGGTTCTGATAATACTTTCCGAATAGTCGGAAGCCGTTCTGAATGCGTTCATTATAACGCTTCATGCCTTCATAGTCAACCCAATAATCAGGATTAGTTTGTTCTAGTTTGAAACAATCCTTAGAGGCATCTACGTGTCGATGTATTTTAAATCCATCTTCTTCACAAGGCACTGGAATTTCTACATAATTAGGAGTGCCATGATAGAACTGTTCCTGCCAGTTTTCATAAGGAATAAGTTCCTGCTCAAATGTCCAAATCATTTCATTGAGAACCCATTCCCACTTATAGTGAACCCAGTTGTCACCCATATCCCAACCATTTTCATCAACCTTGGGATCACTATAACGCATATGTGGAGGAAGATCCTCGTCATCAACCATAGGAGAACCATGCTTGGTATCTCTTAGCTGCTTGAGCATAGGTAGAATGATGTGGGCAAGAGTATTGTCCATATTCCAAGTATCATATGGATCAATACGAACCTTAATGGTGCGTTCACCACGAATTTTATAAATCCAGTCGCAGATATTGGTAAGCCAAGTCTGGGCTAGCCAATCACCTAGTCTATCCTTCTGGTCGTCGTTTAGAAATGTAACCCATTCAGCAATCTGATATGGTCCATACCAATTCTTATACGGCCCGATTTTTACTCTCATTTGTAAATAGCCTTTCCTGCTTCAATAAGTTCATTGACAGACTTCAAAGCATCTTCTCTTGAATTATACGTTGCAATCCATCTCCAACTAGGAAAGATAAGAACCCATTCACGAACACAAACTTTCCAGTAAAGTTTTCCTGCTCTAAAAGAATCGGGTTCAGCACAAATTTTATATTTTTTCATCATACTTTTTTCTCCCATGCTCCATGAGTTGTGATCCAATCTTGAATACAATTTTCGTGATTGATTCTCGGATCACCATCACCAAACTTTTGAACCATCTTACATTCCCAATAATTCCAATAGTCGTATAGAATTTGTTGATCGGTGATTGTTATAGGTTCATCAACATTCTGTTCGTAGTATTGATACGTTTTCATAATGTTTCCTTATCTCAACTTTGATGGTATGGGCACAAGTCGCACAAACTACGGAACAACCGTGTTTCTCCATAATCTGTTGGACAGAAGGAACATCTCCTTCGTGATTGGTTAGAATTTGTTTGATTGTGTTGGATGATAGAGCGTTACAGGAACATAGAATCATTTCTTTCCTCGCATAGATATATAGTATAGCAGGACGCTCGGAGGTGTCAAGATGCCCACAATTCTTTTATCACTAATTACATCAGGTGCTTTGAAGTGGATTTCCATTTTGGTTCTTGTTTTTGGACTTGTTGGCGGTATGTATTCCAAACACAGGCAGATTGTTGATCAGGAAAAACAAATAGCTCTCCAACAGTATAACATCAAACAGTTGGAACAAACCGTAAAGGATCGTGATAGATATATCGGTGAAGTGGAAGACCTGTATAGAACAAGGTCGGAACGAATCAATGAACTTCTTCTGGAGAACAAGGAACTAGAAAAGAAACTAGAGGCAATCAATACACAAATTGATAAGCATGTTGGTGCTGGTCGTGACAAAGAGTCCTCACAGATATTGAAAGACACTATCAAGTCTCTTGGAGAAATGAAATGAAAAAGATTATTCTATTGGTAGCAGTAATACTACTGGCTTCTTGTAATGACACGAAGCAGGTTGTGAAATCATATCGTCATATGGTTGTGCATCCTGACGAGGCAATGTATTACTGTCCTGTTGTGAAACATTTTCCGAACTGGAACACTCTGACGGACAGTCAGGTTGCCAAGTTGATTGTTCAATTACATAAGAACAATTTGACATGTAAAAGCTCCATAGAAAGTATTCGTAAGTTTCTGAAAGACGCTGACGCTAGAGTGAAAAGGGCGGAGTAAATCCGCCCAATTCTTTATTCTTTTGGTGGCTCTGTCAATAGAGCAGTATGAACGGTTGTTACCTGTGTAATGAAACGCATTACAATCATGATAACACCGCTAACTGCGGTTGCTGCTGGAACGACCATGTTTTCTGGCACGCCCCAACCTAGTAGCAATCCATTCCAATCGACCATGCCGAGTTTTTCGGTTACCCATGGTAGAACAGATACAACTAGAGCCATTAGATATGTTTTATATGGAAACATCATATTCTCCTTTCGAAAGTAGACCCGAGGGTCCACTTCTATTTAGAGTTTAGTCAAGTTTAGCCCACTCTTTTAGTTTATTCATAAACGCTTCAAGCTGTTCTTTATCGTAGCAATGAACTTTATGATTTGCACCTTTATATGGTTCCCTAAAACCTTTATAGATTGTATTCTCCTTAGGACCATACTTGTTCACCATTTCAAACACTCTAGGCAGAATCCAATCATTGAATACTGATTCGTCCTTACGCTTATTCTCAACAGACCGATAAGGTTTGCCGGCAAGATAAGCACGGGCAAGAAATGTGGCACGATTTTCGTTCCGAACATCCCATACACGGTGATTATGAATAGACTGATACTTATACACAAGATTCAGCGGAAGAGCCTGACGACTGGACATCCAGCGAATTTGCTTTTTGAGTTTACGTTCCTCGTGCTTGATAACTTTTGCTTCTAGTCCGAGGTGCTTTGATTTAATCTTTAGTTCAATACTCATTTTGTTTCCTTTCTAATAACTGGTTCATAATGTGAATTAGGAAACAAGGGTGGTGATCTAGCAACCTACATAAAAACTTCTTTCATATTATTCTCCTTTTGTTGAATGGTGCCCCTAGTAGGACTTGAACCCACGTAAAGTCGTTTTAGAGACGACCGCATAACCACTCTGCCATAGGGGCACTAAACTATTTAGCCTGGAATCTGGTAGACTGCGGTGCCACAAGAGGGCTTGATAACGATAGAACCTTCCCAAGGACGAAGCCAACCACGATGCCAAGTTCCCTGGACACAATACATGCCACGATGAACAGGAACTGACCAGTCACCAGTGAACGGTGGATCCTGAACGGGATTGTAATAAGTGCCGTATGGATCGGCCATTGCAGCCGTGCTGAATAGTAGTGCAGTAACAACCAAAATCTTCTTCATAATAATCACCTTCTCTTACGCTAAGCCTGTACCGTCATGGTCAGGAATATCTTCATTGATAGAAATCTTATTTATACCAAACTCACCTTCTTTTATAATCTCGGCGAGAAACAATACTGCCTTCTGTAGTTTATCGCTATCATAGGAGGAACGAACTTTACCTTCCTCACGAAGATAAGAAGTTAGTAGGCAATAAGCCTCTGTGATGGCGCCAATACTAACCGTTGTCTTTACTTCTAGCATACATTTCTCCTTTTAGCATTTGAACTTTACTGTAGCATCCTTCCAGTCACCACCCATAGGAACTTGAGCCTTGACAGAATGCAACTGGCAAACACGAGGTTCTACCTTCATTTGATGGGTTTCGCATTCACCAGTATTTAGACAAATGCTTATGATAGCAAAGACCAACTCTTTCATAGTAACTCCTTATAGAAAAAACAATATAGAAACATATGCCAAACCAATGACAATGCCTAACATTGTGGGCCAATAAATCTTATCATTCACCTTGCGACTTGGCAACGGCTCGGTGGTAGTATCGCTCAAATATTGACAAACGATCCTCCTCCGAGTAGTCTTTGGGAATGGGTATACCTTTGCATTTTTGCCATACATCTTCTGCCATCTCCAACATAAACTTACGATCACGCTCCTTGCGTTCACTTTCCGCAAGCGTCTTTAGCGTTTCTTCGTGAATTTTATTTACAATTTTTAATGCGTCTTTAATCTTTGTTTGGGTCATAGAACTTATCCAATACTGCCATTACAATGAATGAAACAGAGGTGCCTAGAACAAACCAAAAGATCCAGTTTATTGCTAGTTCGCCAATTGATGAATACTCACCCATTTATTTAGACCTCTTCTTAGGACGCATTCTTTGATTGACCAGTCTGATATGAACCGACCATGTGCCGACAATCATTTCATTATATGGGCGGAGCCATGTCATATTAGAATGACGGCGATATACCAGAGGTCGACCCTCTCTATAAGGTTCATTGAAACAAATCATCTTACCACTCCGGTGCTGAGGATTTACCACGACTGAAAGTATATGTCACATCCGAACCATATGCTGGACAAATGAATATTCGTTCAGGAATACCATTTCTATCTTTCTCACCGCTTTCACCGCAAATGAAAAAGACCCCCTCAAGTTTCATAGGAAGGACGTTATGTCGAAGAAACTTACTCATAAGTTCCATACGGTCAGCGGCGTCCTGTATCAAACCCTGCAAAGGTTCTTCCACCGCAACATCACGCAACTTTTGGATTACTTCCTCATTAGATAGTTTTGTCATTATACCAATGGCTCCGGTGCTTTCCAAGTTTCGGTAATGGCATATTCATCAGGATAATAACCACTATCTTTCATAGCAAAGAGAATGGTTTCCGCCATAATCTTACTATAGGTAGAGGCCACGATATATCCTTCACTTACATTATATACGTGCCATGTAAATTCGCTATACGGCGAACGTTCAACATATGGTTTGATAATTTTACACTTGATCACTGTTGTATAGGTCATCTTACCACCTTGTTTAGTGCTTTGAGGTCATCGGATTCGGTCAGAACCTGAAGCCCGCCCTTGTTATAGAGCGGCATAACACGCTTGGCTTTATCAAGAATAGCCTTGCGAGTTTCTTCGTTTTCTTTATGTAGATTAGCCATCACGGAACGATTGGCCGTGGCATTTGCAGGTGCGTTACACACCTCTTGTAAAGATTTTTCGTGGTGTTTGGTAGAACGATCTACCTGCAATGAATTAGAATAATCAGATTTCCAAGACTTGTTAGCAGTCTTCTTTGCTTTAATCTGCTTGGGCGAAACACCCATCTTTACCAACCACGCATCATGCTCGGAACGGTCATGTTTGGTCTGCTTGCGCTTGCGAAGATTGGTCGTGGTATAATAGACGGGAAGAAGCGGCATAGAAATCTCCATTACTATTTTAGGGATTATATCAGAAGGAGATGATTTTGTCAACGCTTGCACATATCAAAAACTTCGTCATAATAGACTTCTTGAACATAAAGGCAATATCGATTGGGATCGAAAAAATTAGAAGCAAGCAAGGCATTCATATAATGATGGGCATCTTCTTCGGTATCAAAAGAATGAAGATTTAAGTAGTTGTCTTTTTGTTCATCTTCAAGAAAAACATGGAAATTTTTATTGTTGTCATACTCGGATTTCGTCAATTCTACGGTGCATTCAAATATAGACATTTAGGATCCTTTCATCGTTAGGATCAATATAGCATAAAGAAACCCTTATGTCAAGCAAAAAGGGTGCGACAAAACGTCGCACCCCAGTTTACATTCGTTTACATTTACCTTACTCGGTTAGGAGAGCGACGCCTTCCTTACCAACTAGAGAATGAACACGTCCTAGGATCTGTAGCACAACACCAAAGACACCTAGTGCCATCCATCCAAAGAATACGAAGCCCCAATGTAGCGGTGCCACAAATAGCTCTTCCATAAACCAGAATGTATGACCCCACTCATTGAGTCCAACGTTTGGAATAATCATGAATGGACCAATAGCAACAATCAGGAACGCAAGGCTATATCCCTGTGCGAAGTAAGGGATACGAGTGCGAGCATAGAAGAACGCACCAACTGCGATGATTGAATAGATTGGATAACTCATGTAGAACTCAATGATATGAGACGGAGTGAAGTCCGTATCACGAATGACTGTCATATGCCATGTACCATCCTGTTCGGTGAAGAAACTTGCTCCCCAATAGATAGCAACAGCATAAACAACCAACCACTGTACCAGAACAACTAGACGACGCATTTCCTCACGTGGAGTTACTGCGGCCCATGTGCGGGTTCTAGTCTTCCAAAGATAACCTGCAAGACCAAGACCTGAAACTAGTTCTAGTGGGATTTCTGTCCAGAGGATGGACATCCAGTATGTCTGGAACTCTGGTGCGAATGAATCAAGTCCAGCTCTCCAGCCGAATACCTGTTCATAGATGCGGACAATTAGGTAGAAAACATTTAGAAGGGCTAAGCCGATCCACATGCCTCTTAGGTCAACGACCTGTCTATCAACGCCGGTAGCCACAGCCGAAGCTGATCGATTTACAACGCTCATATAATCACTCCTATTTTTGATTACTGACCAGTATCCAGGATAGGATACCTGGTCAAGTATTTAGTGATCCTCATTGATCACTTGACAATAGTATGACACAGATTGCCGATGGAAAACAGTCAATCCTAGACAATCTGCTATCAATTTTCGTCACTCTATAACTTCTTCTTGAAACATTCTTCCTGGCAGAGTGGGTCCAGGTGCAGCGGCGCTTCCTGCCGTGCTTCTAGCGATACCATATCCAGTATTGTATCCAGAAGTCGCTCCTTCACTCCAACCAGGATTGCTCCATGAATAGGCTGGAGTAGAAGAAGGAGAACCATCGCTCAAAGAATGATATGGCTGTGCGAAACTATTTGCCGCACTAGCAACCGTGGGGAATACCACCATTGAGATTATCATCAAAGATTTCATCATACATCTTTAGTCCCTTTTGTCTCAATTATATTGTTGATAGCGTTGATAAGTTCTTCTTGAACTTTGCGTGGTGGAATATCATCTTTGTGTATAAAATTTACATGTTCAGAATATGCTATACCAGATAACAAAGATTCAAGTTCTGGATACTTATCTTTATTGTTCAGAATCATAGAAATAAGAATTGCATATGTCCTTGGTCCTATGTGTTCCTTCCATCCACTTACTCTGGTGGATCGAAGGCACCATTCTCCGGGTCCAGCTTCATGGTCTCTCGTTACAAAGAATATTTTTTCACTCATTAGTCTCTTTCCATTCAAGGACGTTTTTCATTCTGTAAAATCGTCTTATGCTCCCCAATAGTAGTTCGGCGGCTTCCAGAAAGACCAGGGAACTTTGGTATCACGCAACACCGCTGGTGATGTTTTGCGTTCATTCTTTTCTCTAATCTCTCGCCAGTTATCCTTAAGATAAGCAACTCGCTTACCATTCTCTACAACGATTTTGACTTCATTAGGATAATAGTATTCTGTCATCAGTCTGTTTCTCTTCACATTCAACTAAATCACACAAATCACGAACACATTTTACAACCAGATCCAGATTTTCTCCTTTCTCTATCCAATCAGCCATCGTTCTAGCGATACTCGCATCTATAGTAATACGTCCCCATCGTTTGTGGGCGGCATCAAGAAATCGTTCATAATTTTCTATAGATTCGTCACTATAATTCTCTCTTATGTTCCAGGCGGCACCATGATCGAACGTTTCACCAGTTTCTAATCTACAACCACAATAGGTACAAGAATATTTGGTAGATTGTCTGGTATTACCATATCGCTCTATCAATGCGTCATTTCCACAAAATGGACAAGGTTTCAGTTTCATATTTTATAATCCAATCTTTCGCTTCTTCTAAGGTTTGAAATCTAGCGGCGACAGTAGCAGCATCATATTTCGATGTTTGTTTTGCGACTATGATATAACCGCCTTCTAGTATTCTAGCGGACAAATATTTTTCATCATCTGTAGCGTAAACATGTTCTGTTATCTTTTTCATAGTTCGTATGTTCCTGGTACCATCCAATATGATGTTGCTGGATTTATATCTCTTTGTCTTTTTACAAACTTACGCATAAAATATCCTGTACCTTCATTGTCTATGATGTAAAGAATATAAAACATTACAGATCAGCCTTCATCAGAATTTCCGTGATTTTTATCAAAGATTATTTTCCAACCTTTGTATTGCCGTTCAGGCACCCATTCTTCCATACCATCTTTGCGAACACCTAAACAAACATAACCTGTTAGGTCAGGTAAGGCAGATTTCTTATAGAATTGGAATCCCCAACCCGTTCCATCTTCGTCAATTACTTGTCTCACCATAGTAAAATCACAAGATTTACTCATATTATAACTCCGCCTTCATCATCGACTGTGAACCGCAACGAATACGATATAACAAAAAGTTTGTTTCACGAATAATACGGTTCATAAAGTATTCTGCGGTATTGTGTCTGTCCTTATCGTCAGTAGCAAGGCAGATACGAATATGCGCCATACCAAGTAACACAAGACCAAACATCTTCATATAGTCATAAGATGCAGAACCGGCATTGTTTGGGTTAATCAAACCATTAGCAACCAGCCATTCTGTGGCCTGTTTCAATTCATTTAGAGAAGTTGTAACTGGCTGAACTATTGAATTGATGTCCTTGTCATAAGAACTGGTCAAGAATGCTTCACTGTCATTGAAGAAAGTCATAATAGCACGACCCATATCCTTTGGCAACTTACGACCAACCAAGTCTAGTGCCTGAATACCATTGGCACCTTCATAGATTTGGCAGATACGAGCGTCACGAACAATCTGTTCCATACCCCACTCTTTGATGTATCCATGACCACCGAAGACCTGTTGCGCTTTTACAGCATTCTCAAAACCATAATCCGTTAGAACACCTTTGAGAACTGGAGTTAGTAGACCAAGACGATCCTGTGCTTCTTGTGATTTATCATCGCAAAGCATTGCCGCTTCTAGAACAAGAAGTCGTCCAGCCTCATTGATACATTTGATATCCATAAGCATACGGCGAACGTCAGGATGTTCTATGATAGCAACAGACTTACCTTTGGGATCTGTAATCTTGGCACTCTGAATACGATCTTTGGCATAAGCAAGAGCATTTTGATAAGCCAACTCCGATTGTGATAGACCTTGAACAGCAACACCGAGACGTGCCTCATTCATCATAATGAACATGGCATTTAGACCTTTGCAGCGTTCGCCCACAAGAATACCGATAGCACCATCATAGTTCATAACGCAAGTAGGTGAACCATGAATGCCCATCTTTTCTTCAATAGAACCACAAGAGACATTGTTACGAATCTTCTCGTCACCGTCCATCCAAAACTTCGGCACAAGAAACATGCTAATGCCCTTGACGCCTTCTGGATCATCTTCAATACGTGCCAGAACAAGATGAACAATGTTATCTGCTAGATCATGCTCGCCACACGAAATGAAAATCTTTTGTCCTGTGATTCTATATCCACCGGCAGCATCGTCCTGGACAGCCTTAGTTCTAATCAAACCAAGGTCAGTTCCACAATGTGGTTCTGTCAGGTTCATGGTGCCTGTCCATTTACCAGATACCATCTTAGGAATGAACTCTGCTTTCTGATATTCGGAACCAACTTCTAGGAGTGCTTGAATATTTCCACGAGTAAGGCCAGGAAAAAGAGAGAAAGCCATGTTAGACGAGGATACAAACTCGTTGACCGCAGCCGCAAGTGTATAGGGTAGACCTTGGCCACCATATTGTTCAGGAACCGATAAACCAAGCCAACCACCTTCTTTGAATTTCTTCCAAGGTTCATGGAACTCTTCTGGAACAAGAACGAAGTATTTTTCTGCCACATATTGATGATGTTGACATCCATAATCTCCTGCTTGATTAGTAGGAGCAATAACTTCTTCGCATAGTTTTGCTGCTTCGGTTAGAATCGGCTCTGTAAGTTCATTGTCGAACTTTAGAACGTCACGAAGAAGAAACGTTGACGATTCTACTGGTGCTGTGTATTTCATTATGATAATCCTTCCAAAAAATCTTTATGATCTTCGGATCCCACCCATTCTTTTATATTATCATGCTTATGCATAAGGTCATAGTAAAATTGATAAGTATCTTTATGAACCCATTCCTCTACGCCATTAGCATGAGTTGTTAGATAAACTAAATCTGTCAAATCCGTTTTTTCATTATTTCTTTCGATACTAAACATAATAGTATGTTCCGAAGTATTGAAATTTGGCTTTTCACGTCTTACAAAAATGAAATCACTTTCTGGTTTCGTCTTTGTCATTTTCATTTTCTTCCTGCTCCAAATTCCGCATCATGTTGAGATATCTCTCGGTCATCGTTCTATCAAACTTCTTGTCATGGGAGTAATGAACCATCCACGACAAGTCTGCCTCAATCAGTGATTTTAGTTTTTCCCACTTATCCATTCTTCATACTTTCCAGTATATCATCCAACGTGTATTGTGGAGTAAAATCCAACTTGGTCTGAATGGAAGTCGTATCCGCTACGAGATACGCCACATCTCCTTCCCGACGAGGTGCGATATTTACCTTCATTTCACCATTATGTAGTATTTTATTCGTCTTGTCAACAACTTCCTTGACAGTATGTCCTTTCCCACTACCAACGTTAAATACCACACTTTCATTGTTCTGTTCCATATATCTGTAGGCTAGTGTATGGGCTCGGCAAATATCTTTCACATGGACATAATCTCTGATACAAGTTCCATCTCTTGTCGGCCAATCGTCACCATAAATCGTTGCTTCTTTGTTTCGTGCTAGTAGAGGAATCAAATGAGTTTCTGGATCATGTTCCTCATATAGATTGGCTTTTACATCCCTACCAGCGGCATTGAAGTACCGAAGTCGGGCTGTATTCATATCAGGAATTTCGGATAGTATCTGTTCGACCATTGCTTTTGTTTTAGCATAGACCGAATGAGGCTGCATAGGCATTTCTTCTGTTAGATGACCGAAGGCAGCATCCTTTCTTTCACCATAGACAGCCGCAGTTGATGAAAAGATGAAGTTCTTTACACCTAGTGATCTAGCTTTATCAATCAACCTCATGGAACCCACTACATTATTGTAATAGTATTTCCACGGCTCTCTTTCACTTTCCTCTACTGATATGTCAGCGGCAAAATGAAACACTGCATCTATTGATTTATCTTTGAGAAACATGAATGAATCCAAAGCAAGATCAATGTTCAAAAAAGTATCATAAAGATGCCTTAGATGTTTCTTTTCAACTCTATCAATACCGATGATGTGGCAGTCGTTATACATAGCGCCAAGTTCATGGCACATATGACTGCCAATATATCCATTACAACCTGTTACTACAAACACTTTGCTCATATAGATTCTCTTATGACTTTATCTAATAGATTTAGTTCTTTTGTACCAATAAAGTGATTGTTGCCGACATAAATTCCATTCTTATGGATCAAATCAATAAAATCTTTTCCATTAGGCTGTATCTTATAGTTTCGTAAAAAAGGCTGCTTTAATAAGTTTCCGCTCACTATAGGACGTGTTTCGATACCCGCAGCAACTAGATTAGACTTTAATCTATCAGCTACATCATCATCTTTGGCCAACAAAGGAAAGCAAAATGATGAATTAGTATCAGAGTTTGAAGGAATATAAAAATGATCCGAATATTTACTCAGTATATCATTGAACAATGCAGCATTCTTACGACGAATCGCAATCATGTTATCTAGACGTTTTAATTGACTTAGTCCAAGGACTGCACAAATTTCATGATTACGAACATTGTAACCTTCTGTGATAAACAAAAATTGAGGATGAAGATATGGATAATTCTTCTTTGCCTTTTCAAAATCTTGAGGAGGTAACTCACGGGCTAGTCCATGACTTCTCTTTGCTTTCATAATGGAATACAATTCATAATCATTGGTACAAACAAAACCACCTTCAATGGTTGTCATGTGATGACCAAAATAAAAACTAAAAGTCGCACCTATACTGTTCGAACCAACTTTTGATCCATCTGGATTCAAACAACCATGACTCTCACAAACGTCATCTAGGAAAATTGCGTTCGGAAGTATCTTTTTGTAGAAAGCCAAGTCAGCGGAATAACCGAGAAGATGTGATGTGAAAACAACCTTGATATTGTGTTTACGTGCAATATCCATAAGATGATCTGGATCAAAAGAGTAATTTGTAGAATTAACGTCACAAAAGATCGGTTCAAAACCACACTGAATAACTGGTGATATATTAGTTACCCAGGTACAAGAAGGAACGAGAACTTTGTCTCCATCTTTTAAATTGTATCGTTCCTTTACGCTAGCCATTAGAAGAAGATTTGCTGTGCTTCCGCTGCTAACATAAAGAGAATACTTACATCCTAACCACTTGCTCCATTCATTTTCAAAATCACGAACACGAGGACCATTTGTGAACTGTTTTGTTGTAAGGATGAACTTTATCATCGCCAACTTATCGTTCCACGTAATAGTATCTTTCATTAGAGGCCACACATAACTCATTTTATTCTCCTTATGATACAACATGCTTTAGACACATACGAATAGAGTCGTCAACTTTCATTCGTGCTTCCCAACCAAGTTCATTTTTCGCCTTTTCACAATCTGGAATACGAACACGAACATCATTTGTATAATCACCAATCGTTTCATAAAGCAAGAAATAATCATCAAGAAGCATAAACTCCTTAGCAGCAATGTCTTTGATCTTCTCTGCCAGAACACGCATAGAGATTGGCTCTGGATTACCTAGATTGTAAGTCTTGTTATCAGTCTTTTCGGAGAAAGAATAGTCAGCAATAGCAGCGGCAACTTCATCAATCCATGTGAAGCACCGAATCTGATAACCATCACCTAGGATAGGTAGCGGCTTCTTCTTTTCAATCACAATGTTTTTGATGTAATCAGCAAAGACATGTGAGATACCAACTTCTTCGGATTCACTCTTTTCATATGGTGTAATGATGTTGAATGGGCGCCAGATGGTATACTTTAGACCATGCTGTCTATGATAAGCATGGGATACTCTTTCACCAACAAACTTTGAGAGTCCGTAATCTGTATAAGGCGCAGGATAGTTTCCAACAATATCTTCTTTTACAGGATATGCGATATCTTGTGGACAGTTCTCATAGACCATAGAAGATGAAATATAGATAACCTTCAATACACTATATGCGGCGGCGGCACGAAGGACGTTATCATGTAAAGAAATGTCCTTATACATCTCACCACAATACTTATTGAAACCGCCGACTCCGTAGATCGTAGCAGCCGCCTGAATAACATAATCAGGCTTCACCTGTTCAAATAGTTTTAAAACACTAATACCATCAGTCAAGTCACACTTGATGAACTGATAATCATTACCAGCAATACCTAGGCGCTCGCCGTATCGGGCTAGATTGTCCACACCATAAACAACATGACCCTTCTTTAGTAGTAGCGGAATGACCGCCTGCATTAGTGAACCTTCACTGCCTGTAACCAGAACTCGCATTTTATAATCCTTTCTTATATTTTTTCTTTTTACTACCGACGAAAAAGGAAGTCTTTTTGAACTGTTCTAATCCAATTTCACGAAGGGTTTTCATAACAGCAAACTCTATTGCCTTTTTGATTTCATCGCTCATAGCACATCTCCAACTTTATAAATGCCCGTATTACTTAGTTTGCTTTCTGGATACATCTTCCAGATATCAGCAATGATACAATCTTTTCTAAACTGGTCTAATGGCCAATCAACTTCCGTTCCTGTATGAGGTGTCATAACAATAACAGCATCAAACTTGATAGCATCTGGAAACTTTGCTAGACTATCGATGTAAAACTTATCATCCATATATGCTTCTACACCGTGCTTCTTACATACCTTACGCATCTTGAATGATAGACTGTTTCTTGTATCGTCGCAATCTTTCTTGAATGTCGCACCTAGAATAAGAACCTTATCTACCTTTGGATTGATTTCTCTGATCCGATTGAAGATATAATCCGGCATGCCTTCGTTGATAAGGAACGAAGTATTGATAAGATCGCCAAAAGGAATGTCAGAAAGAAGAAACTTACCATCTTTGAAAAGACAAGGACCACCCACATTAGGACCAGGGTGTGGTACAGACATACGAGGATAATCGTGGTTACATGCGTCAATAACTTTGTCAATGTTGATTCCATGTTTCTCTCCGATCATCCAAAACTCGTTAGCGAAAGCAAAGGTAACATAACGATACATGTTCGTCATGAGTTTACCAACTTCTGCTTCTCTTGGCGTTAGATAAAATATTTCATTCTTGATGAATGTGCTAAAAAAGTCCTTAGCAACATCAAATGAATGATGATTGAATGCGCCAATCAACTGTGGCAGTTTAGATGTTTCGACCATAGACTTGCCTTGAACAACTCTTTCAGGACAGAATACAAGATGATAATCGCCTCCTTCTGCCCATCCATGCTTATATGAAATGTGTTTGCGAAGAACCTCTGTTGTTCCTGGTGATACAGTAGACCGTAGAACAATCAACTGACCTGTCTTCATGCGAGGAATAAGAGTAGCATCAACAAAGTTGAATAAGTCATCTAGTCTGGCGTTACCTTCGCCATCAACTGGCGTGCCAATCATAATAGCAACCACGTCAGCATCTTTGATGAAATCAAAATCTGTTGTAAATAGTAGGCGCTCTTTTCGTAGATTCTCATTTAGAATATCTGCGGCGCCTTCCTCTATGTAAGGAACAATGCCTCTGTTTAGTAAGTCTACAGCGTCCTGATTGATATCAATACCATAAACTGTGTGACCAGCATTAGCGATAACACAAGAGAATGGAAAGCCAACATGACCACCTGCACCAATAACTGCTACCTTCATCGTAAAGTCTCCAACAAAACGTCTTCTATATCATTACAGGTATCCTGAACGGTATGATTTGCCATCACATAATCGTAGGCATCTTCAATCTTCTTATCATCACGTTCGAAGTTGCGAAGATTATTCATTAGCTCATGTTCGGTGCTATGCAGGGTTCCCCAA